GAGCCCGGCTTACGAATCGTGGGCCGCAACAGGTCCAGGCTGCGCTGGCTCAGTGACTGGGCTTCTTCCACCCATGCCACGTCATAGCCCTCAAGCGACTTGATCGTGTCCGCCGTGTGGTTTTGCATCCCTTGGAAGATGATGCGACCACCGTAGGGCGTCCCGATGTAATCCTGCTTCACATCGAAGTGAGAGCCTACTTTCAGCGCTTCGATCTTGCTTTCAAGCAGCTTCTTGACCGACTGCTGCAGGGACTTCTGCACTTCCCGGACGCAGACTGCATCTGTCTTGCCCATGATGCAGCGCTCAATCAGCAGCTCTGCGAAGAAGTGAGACTTGCCCGATCCTCGTCCGCCCCAAGCGCCTTTGTATCGGCTATCGACCAGCAGCGGCTCGAATACTTCGGGCGTCGCAATCCGCAGTTCAGGCACGCACTATCTCGCGTACCACCTTGTGAACGATTGGTTCGTCCTCGTCCCCAACGTGTTGAATCTGCGACAGTTTTGCGACTGATCTGTCTAGGAGCGAATTGATAGCGCCTAGCTGAACAGCCGTCAGCTCAACCTCTCCCATTGCGCACTGTGTGAGCCGGTATATGAGGTTGGAGGCCTGAATCTTTGCGCGGACTTCCTCGCTGTGCCGCTTGTTGAGCCTTGCCGCCATTTGGTGCGCCTTTCGGCTTTCATGGCGACAGAGTGCGCCAAGTCACTTGTGCGCGCTCCAATGCAAAAGCCACCCCTGCGGATGGCCTCTAGGCGCTTTCTGGTGGCACCGCCACCTCCGAATCGGGATGTGGCCTGCTTGTTTGGTATACCAGCGCGCGGTTAGGGCGCGATTCTACACACTCAAACCCGCATGTCAACAAGTGTTTGTCTGCCAGCGTCAACGTGAGCGGCCAGCTCGACCAGCGTGCAGCCAATCGACCGGCACGCCATGACCGGGCTGCGCTTGGTGACGTATGACCACCTGAGCGCCCGCGCTTGCTTTTCTTCCAGCTTGCGCACGGCTTCTTCGATCTTCTGCGCGTCCAGGGTGTTCAGCGTGCGCGGCGGGGAGCCTGGCGTCTCGTTTTCCTTGCTGCGGTACAGCCGGAACATGGGGGAGCACTCAGCGCGCGGCGGCGGCTTGAGCCATCTGGCCCAGTCCTCTAGCCTGGCGTGGATGGCCTCGTGTGCGGGGTCTACCGCGTGGAAGTCCACAGCGTCACGTCGCATCCAAGCTCCTTGCCAGCGTCAAAGCGCCTTCAACATCCCGAATAGTCGCCACGGGGCCGCCGTTCCATGTCTGCATGAAGGCGATCTGTGCTGGCGTGTACCTGCCTTTGTCCGTCTTGACCTCGACCAGCACGGTCTGCCCGCGCTTGCCCACCAGTAGGTCGCAGGGCTCTTTGACGTAGTAAACGCTGCACCCATGCAGGCGCAGCGCCGACACGATGGCCGCTTGGTTTGCGTCCGTCCTGGCGGCATGCCTCATGAACCGCCCATTGCAAAAACGCTGTTCATGAGGGGTCTGCGCGCCACCTCTATGACCTTCGGCGGGGCTTCCCCAGGCCACCACGTAGCCCAGCGCCCATAGCCCCTGCAGTGCACCATGCGCGCCACTGAGAGCTGATTCAGGTAGTTGCCGCCCGTCGTGGACTTGACGCCCATGCGCTCGGCCAGTTCCGAAGCGCCGATGCCTGGCTCTGCTGTCACGATGTCCAGGGCTTCCCTCTCGCGTGGCCACAGCTTCTTGGCGGCAAGCGACGTTTGATGTACGCGGGGTGTGCTCATGCTGCTAGGCTCCAAATGCTGTTAGGCCCTGCTGGGCGCAGTGGCGTGGCGTCGTTTGCGCTGACCAGCACCCGCACAGGATCACGTTCGGACCACGCATCTGCCCATTCGGCGGCGGTCTTGGCCTCGATGTACCTGGCCCTTTCCTGTTCCGCCTTTGCCGCGTAGGCCTCCCTGGCGGCTCGGTAAGCATCGGCAATGCCCACCTTTCCCCACAGCGTCTTCATGCCCGTTGGGTGGCTGCGGTCCACCTTGCCGTCGCGGTGAAGTTCGAATAGGTACTTCTGCACCGTTGTTCGGCTGAGGCCCGTTTTGCGGCAGACATCGCACCGCTTGACTCCGACAACACCGCCAGCGACGACCATGCGGCGCACGGCTTCCTTGTTGATGGCGCGGTTTCGGATGTTGGCCGCCTGGAAATTGGGGACTGCGCTGGCCATGTCAGAAGGGGATGTCGTCTGCCATGTCATCGAACCCGGTCTTGGGCCGCTGCGGCGCGCGGGCTGGCGGCGCAGAAGGCGCGGCGGCCTCGGGTTGCTTGTCTTTGCGCTTGACGGAAACGCTCATGAACTTGCGCCCGCTGTCTGCTGTCTTGAGCCACGCGTCCAGGAAGAACTCCACGCCGCCCACGTTCAGGCTACCGGTGTAGTCCGGTTGCGTTTCTTTTTCCTTGCGCTCGTTTTTGAACAGCGCGCCTCGATTGGTGTTGTCATATGCCATGTGATGTCCTCTCCAAAATGAGCGCAAGCTGCACGCGATTGCGGGCGCCGAACTTGCGCATGAGTGCTTCCAGGTGCTTCTCGACTGCTGGCCTGCTGCGCCCCATCGCTGCTGCAATCTCGACGTTTGTTAGCGCGTCCAGCACGCACGCAGCGACGCCGGATTGCGTCACGGTCAGCGGATTGGGGCTAGCCAAGTGCGCGCGGTCTACGGTGAAGCCTGTCATGCAACCCGCCTCAGACTGTTGCGCACGCGGTCCAGCAGGTCGGCCGGTGGCTTGGTGGCCTTCGCGTCGATTGCGTCAAGCTCCTGTTTGATTCGGTCTGTCGCGGGGACTGGCGCACGCTCAATCTCTTTTTCCTTTGGTGCGTAGACATCAGCCCAGCAATGGCAGGTCGATTGATCCAGCGCGGCATTCGCATTGTGGCCCGCTTCCTTGATCCGCTGCAACTCATAAAGCACCAGCGTTGCAGCGCGGAACGTGAGCGGCTTCTTGATGGTCTTGCGCATGTCAACGAAACCGGCCCAGGCGTCCGCGTCTATGTAGGCGGGTAGCGGGATCATGCTGGCTCAAGGGCATCAAACAGGGATGGCATGCTGACCTCACGCTCTGCCGATTTGAGATAGTGCACCTGGTCCATGAAGTACCCAGGATTAAGCTCGCTACCGCCTCCGGTGCGGCCCTTCAGGATGGCGCGATACGGAACAGTCCCGAGTCCGCAGAAGGGATCATAGACGCGCTCCCCCTTGTTGCTATAGCGCTCGATCAGCCGGTCCACGATGTCAAATTGCAGCGGACAAACGTGCTTTTCTACCGCCCGGCGCGACTGGTCGCTGTTCAGCGTCAGCATGCGGGTGATGTCGTGCCACACGTCCGGGTGATGAGATCCCGGCGCCAGGCTCATGAAGGTGCTAGGCAGCGCGCCACGGGCTTCTAGCTCTTCGCCTAGCTTGATGTGGAACTCGTAGTCATAGACCTGCTGCAAGCTGAATTTCGTAAACAGGCTGGCCAACTTGTCAGGGCCAAGGCCGGCCAACTCTTCCGCCGTGATCTGCCGATTGCCACTGCTGCGCCAGAATGCGTGGGCGTCAACCTGCCAATGGGCGCGTGTGTAATCTTCCTTCGACTTCTTCACCGGCACATCTGCATAGCCCTTGCTGCGGTCGGTCTGCGGCTTGCGGAAAAGGACAACATACTCGGGCGAGCCAACGCCCATCTTCGTGCCGTCCTTGCACTGCTCGGACCATCCGAGGCGATAGGTCTGGTTGTTTTCGCGCACCACGTCCGTTATCACCGTGATAAGGCCCATGTAGTCGAAACCATGCTTTCGACCGTGCATGATGGCTTCGCAGTGAAACGGGCTCACGGTGGGGGCGCCCGCTCCGGTCACGTTGCCGAACAGGATGCGGTCCTTGACGTGGCAGGCGTAGATGCGGCCCGGCTTCAAGATGCGCAGAAGCTCAGGCGTCAGGAAGTCCATCTGAGTCCAGAAATGATCGTTATCTTCCGTGTGCCCGAAGTCGTTATAGCTCGGGCTGTATTCGTAGTGGTTTGCAAACGGGATGCTTGTGACGATCAAGTCAACGCT